AAGCCCGCCGTGTCAGCCGATTTCGCTGCCGATAGGGTGCATGTCAGCGTGGCCGGGGCCGCCGTGGGGATCCACCAGCCCGCCGTATCCTGAGTGATGGCATTGTCCCCGACCGCGCCGGACGTCTCGGTTGACGCCGCCACGGTGCTGCCCGTCAGGATGCTATCCCACAAGATGTTGGGGTTTTTCAGCGCCGAACGCAGGGTGTTGTTGTAAAACATCATGCGACCACAAAGCCCCCGATCCCGGCTTCGGCTTGCAGCGCCTCGGCAATGACTTGGATATTCTGGCGCAACAGGTTGGCATAAGCCGTGTCGCCTTGGATTTCGACCGTGACCGTTTTTGACGCCGTGGCCGTTGATGCGGTTGACGCTTTGCCGACCGAGCTGGAAGATGCCTTGCTGGCCGATGTGCTGCCGGATTTGATGGCGTTGACGGCTGCGAACCCGGCAGATAGGACGGCTAGTGCCTTGGGGATTTTTGCCCACCACGGCAAGGTCGGATCGGCCAGCGTTTGCGAATAGGCGAGCCATGCGTTGATCAGCGCCGACGCCGCGCCGAAAATGCGCGATGCCCGAAGCATCCCGTCGTTCCCGCTTTGCAGGGATGACGCCATATCTGCGAAGAACAGCCGCGCCTTTTCAGCTGCAGTTCCATATCGATAAATATCGATATCTTCTAATTTCTGGTTGTGCTGCTTCCAGAGGTCTTCGCTCAGCTCTTGATACTGTTCCTGTGTGATTTTCCGCTGATCAAGCGCGGCTTGCAACGTCGCCTGCCGCCGCGCGTAAGAGGCATTTTCGGCTTCTTCTTGTGACATCAGGCTGCGTTGCAGACTTTCAAGTTGGGTTTGCAGCGTGTCGGTTTTGGCTGCGCCGCCGCCCGTCGCGGTTGACGTCGTGGTGTTTGCGCTCGCGGCCAGCAAATCACTGTAGATCGACCGAACTGTGCCGGTGCCGCCGAAGTTCTGCGGGATGCGCGCCGCCGCGTCTGCGGTCTTGTTGGCCTGCGCGGCCAGCTCCGCCATTGTGATCGACAGTTGCGCTCCGTTCGCCATGGCCTGCAAAAGCGCCTCGGGCAGTTTGGACGTGTCAACGCCAATGGCTTTCATGTGCGCCGACAGCGCGGCAAATGCGGCGAGCCGGTCCTCGATGCTGGCCGCGTCGCGGATCGCGCGGAAATCTGCGGCGAGGGTTTGGGTCTGCTCGCTGGTGGTGCCAAATTCGTCGCGGATGTTTTGGAAACCGGCCCGCGTTTGTTCCAGCAAGTAGGAAATTTCGCCGTTTGCGTCCTTAAGCGAATTGGCCAGATCGGCTTTGGCCTGCGCTAGTTGCAATTCGGCCAGCGCCGCAGCCGCATCGCGCACCGCCGAGGCATAGTTGCCATACTTGACCACCAGATCAGCGAACGACAGGGAAAGAATGTCTTGGCTTTCTTTCAGCCCTTTCTGTGCCGTCTGTAGCGCCTCAACTGCGTCTTTTGCCGTGGTGGCCGCCGTTCCAGCGTTGGAAAGCGCCCCGACCAGCAACGGCAAGCCCACAGTCGCGATTGCGCCCACGGCCATGCCCCAAACGCCGAACGCGCTGCCCATGTCCGCGATCTGGATGGAAAACGCCTGCGCCCATTGCCCCGTCGCGGCGCCCTGCTGGGCGATCTGCGAAAGCTGCTGCATAAACAGCTTGGCGTTGCCCGACGTCATGGTCAGGCTTTTTGAGACAGCCTCGGTCCCGGTTGTCAGCTTGTTGGTCACAGCCTCGGTTTGCGCCGCTTGCTGTTCCAGCGCCTTAAGCGCCGTGACGCCGCGCGTCAGGCCATCGGTCTTGGCGTTCAGTTCCAGCGTGGCAAGTTCAACCATTGTCGCGCTCCGCCGGGGCGATGCGGAACGGGTCAGAACCCGCGATGCGTTCGGCCACATATGCTTTTGACATGTCCATCACCGCCCGCAGTTCCCACATTTCAAACCGCACGTCCGATACCGAGGCATAGGCCGCCAGTTCGGCCCACGTGATCGGCAATTCCGCGCCGCCCTCAAATCTGGACGGCCCCACGTCCCAGAGCGCCTGCAACAGGTAATGCCCCGGCGCGTCCCAATCGATCCCGCGCGCCTCTCCGTAGAGCGACTGGCGGTTGCGCTTCTGTCCCTCGGGGACTGCGTGCAACCAGCCCCATTGCGCCGCCTGACCCACAAGCCGGGTCAGGCTTCGGGAAAAAAATCCTCGTTCGCAAACCGCCACGCCTGTTGCGCAAACGATCCGGGCCGATCGGTTTTGCCCAAGAGCACGTCCAGGTCGATAAACTGCGCGTCATAAAACCGGGCGAAATCATCCGGGCCCAGCGCCTCGCCATCGATGGTCACGCCGCGCACCGTTTCGGTCACGATGACCGCCGACCGCACCATGTCGGCCTGCAAATCCTCCGGCGCGCGTTTGGCCGCGTCGCCCTGATCGCCTTGCATTTGCGCCCGCCACAGATCGGTAATGGCAGCCTGCACAGTGCGGGATTGCACCCCCCGGATGACCGCGCCGATTGCCGTCTCACCGTCCCAGAGCGCCTCGCCGGTGGCCGGGTTGCGGAATTGGTAAAACCGCCCCCGCTCCGCCGCGCCGCGCATGTCCAGCCGTGATAATTCCATGCCAAGCCCCGTTATGGGCAGCGCGCCAAATCAGCGCACCGCTGATCAAGTGCCGCTGACAGCGCCGTAGTTGTTGGAGACGTCGAACTTGTAGCCCGCGAAACTCGACGTGCTGCGCTCGTTGCGCATCAGGCTGGTGATCGGACCGCTGATATAGTATTCGGCCCCGGCGGGCTGTGTCGGCTCGGAAATGCGGAAGGAATATTCCGCCGAGGAAGCCGCAGCGGATTTCAGCGCCGTCAGGCCCGCGTCACCCACGACCTCACGGATGGCAACCGACACGGCCTTGCCAGCTTTCGCGCCTTTGACGTCGCGGCTGCGGCCCGTGGTCAGATCCTCGATGGTGATCAGCTTGTCTTCGTCGCCCACTTCGCTGACGGAAATCACGCCCGCAATCGTGGTCCAGGTCATGGCCTCATACCCGGCCTCGGTGAATGTGGCGGGCAGGCCCGTGGCAATCGCAATCGCCGTTCCAATGTCGCTGGTGCTCATGTCGGTTTTCCCGGTTGACGGTTACTGTTGCAACAATACAACTGTTGTTGCAAAAATACCACACCTTGTTGCGAAACGCTAGGCAGCAACAAACGGTATGCGCAGGGGCAACCGATATTCGCCGTCGGCCTGATAGCCTTTCAGCCGCACAACCGCGTCAGAAATGGTCACCGTTCCGCCGGTGATGGCGATGCGCGTCGCTTTCGGGAACAGTCCTTCAATCTGATCGGCCAGCGCGTGCGCGGGGGATGAAAACACGCCCTGATCAATCACCACGATGACGGACAGATAGCCGCGCACCGTTTTTTGCCCGCCACTCAGCGCCGCGTCGGCATATTCCGTGGGCACGTATTCGCAATAGAGGAAAGGCCGGGTTGGTGCCGCGTCGTCATTCTCGAAAACCACGGTCGCAAGGCCCGCGTCAAACAGCCGTTTTTGCAGGGCGTTGGAAATGTCCAGATCATTCATTTGGTGTTCACCTCTCGCACGCGCTGCGCCACAAATTCGCTGAATTTTGCCGCGTTTGTCCCCACGAAATGCCGCCCTGGCACCTGCCGTCCATTGCGGGCCGTAAAGCCCAACTCCATCGGCAGCGCGTGGGCCGCGTTCCAGGTGAATGTGAGCGTGTCGCCAAGGGCAAACCCAGAAATGACGGTGGTATAGGACAACTGCCCGCGCTGCGTTGCTCCGCCGTTGATGGTGGCGGTCAAGCTCTGGATCAGCTCGGACGTGTCCACCGGGATTTTGCCGACCTCAAATCGCCCGCGGGTGCGTTTTACCGATGGCTGGGGCGTTTGCGCCGCTTCCACCACGTCTTGAATGGCCATCATGGCCACATAGCGCAACTTGGCCTCGGTGCGTTCCACAATGCCCGCCACAGATGCCGTGAATGTCTGCGCCATGTCACACCTTTGGGATTGCGCGGTAAACCGCGATGCAGCGGCAGCCGATATTGTGCCGCGCCGGGGCCGCAGGGTCGTGGGGGTGGTCCATCTGCACGCCATCGGGGAACACAAACGGGGTGCCGATGTTATGCGTGGTGCCGGACATGGCCACATGGTCGGGCCGGGGCACCTCGGACAGGTTGTGTTGCCAGCACACCGTCACCGCCTCAAATCGCGGATCGGCGGCCATTTGCAAATATGCCTCGTGCCGACCCGATGCTTGGGCCACAAATGCCTGGTCCTTGGCGATGACCTTGCCGCGATAGGCCAGCATCTTGTCACGATAGCGCGAAACGATCCGATCAATGTCGGCCTGCCCCAGCGGCTTGCCGTCCTTGATTGCCGCGCGCACCAGCCGGTCAAAACGCTTGTCGCGCAGCGCTCGGTCGAAATAGCCTGGGTCCAGACCTTCCAGCTCGGCGCGGGCGTTGATGGCATATTCGACCTGCTGCGTGGTCAGCCCGACAATCCCGCCGGTGCGCTGTTTGGTGACCGCGTCCATGCGCCCGGTGATGTCCAGTGCCACGCTGCGCAGGGGGCGGTTGGACGCCAGCCCGTCAGTGATTGCGCGGCGCGCGGCATTGACGCCATCTGTGGTGATGTTCTGCACCAGCGTCGCGCCATTGGCGGAAATCCACTGCTCGGCCCGCAGGCTGCGCCCGTTGAACGCAAACGCGCCGGATGCCAGGCCGGGCGAACGCACCGCAGCCCCGGAGCCGACAAACGCCCCGCGCACGGCCTCTTGCAGGCCCCAAAGCTGGCCCTCTTCGATGGAAACCATCTGCGCCGCCTGCACCACGTCACCGGCCCGCAAGAGCCGTTCCAATTCGCTGAAATTGATGGCTGCCCGCACGGATTGGATTGCCGCAATGAACGCCTCTTGAATGGCTGCGGCGTATCGGTCCAGCGCCGATTGCAGATCGGCGGGGACGCTAGGCATTGATTTCCACCCGGAAAAACAGATCAGCGCCGCCGGGGGCGATGGGGTAAACGGCTTGCACCTCATGCAATGTGCCGCGCACCGTCACCCGGTCGCTGATTTTCGGCGCGACGGTATCCGCGCCCATCATTAGGGTGCAGTATCGGCGCAGCAGCAGCCCGTCCGGGCCGTAGGTTTGCCGGATGCCCGTATCAAGGACGTTAACCGGATAATCCGTGAACGCGAGCGCCGTTGAACTCCATGGGGTGTCCGGGCCGCTCTGTTTGCTGTGCAGCGTGGCCGCGAACCCGGCAGATGCCAGCGCGTCGGCCACGTCAGAAACAACCGCCGCCCAATCCTCGGCCATGGCTACCCCCGCATGATCTGGCCATCGGCCCCGGCAAGGAATGGTTTCAGCCGGTCAAGCGCCGCCGTCACCGTGGCGCGCGATGCCGCCACGCCCGCGCCGCCCACAACCTGCCATTGCAGCGTATCGGCCTGCACCAGAACCTTTTGATTGGCCAGCGTGACCTGCGGCTGCAAACACCCATTTTCTTGAAGCTCCGCCCGCGCGAAAATAGCCTGCGCGTCCTTGACCGCCTGCGGGATGACGGTCGGCAACAGGTTCCACAGCCCATAGCGCGGCCATGCCTGGCCATAGGGATAAACTTGGCAGCCCAACCATGGCAGGCTGTCCATGAACCGAAACGCGCGGCGCAGGGCGGCTTCCTTGTCAGCCGTTGTGCCGCTCAGGGCCGCGCCATAAAACGACGTGGCGAAACCGTCGCACTCGGTCACCGTGATATAGCTGTCGGCCCCGGAAACGCCAGCGCCCGTTTCAATGGTCAAAGCCATGTCAGAACCCAATCACAATGCCGGTTGCGGTGGTGCCGGTCGAAAGGATCTTCACAAAACCAAAGTGCGGGTGCTGGACGCCCGCCACACACGCGGGCCAGACCTGCGTTGACCCGTCCGGGTATTGCAAGGCGACATCACCGCCCACGGCGCATTGGAAGGACCGGGTGGGCTGTTTCGTGATTGTGGCGTCAAGGGTGGCGGTCTGGCCCGCGCGCGCGCCGACGATCTGATGGGTCATTTTAACCTCGCAATGAAGGCAAGGGGCGGGTTTCCCCGCCCCCAGCGATTAGCCCAACAGGGTTGCGATGTGCGCGCCGTTCGGAGCGCCGACACCCCATGCCAGGCCGACTTCAAACTTGACCTGCCGATACTGGCGATAGACCGCGACTTGGAACGAAAGGCCGGTCATTTCATCGGTGACGGTGGTCACATCATCGGCAGCATCGCCGCCTTCCGGCATGGCAGGCGGACGGGCCGCCAGAACCAGCGCCGAGCGAGGGAACGCGAACGAGCCGGTGTAGCTGTTGCCGATGGTCATGGCGTTTGCCGTTGCGATGGCCGCCAGCGCGCCGGGTTGGCCCAAGGTGATTGCGCCGGGGGCCGATACGCCAGAGTTCACCACATACTTGTTGACCGTATCAGCGGCAAACGTCACCACGTCACCCGCCAGAACCGTGCCGGAGCCGGTGGCCAGCGTAATCGAAGTGCCGCCGATGGCTGTCGCCCCCGAGGTAACATAGCTTGCGCCGGTGCCCTTGGTGTGGGTGGTGATGCCAGCCGAGTTGCGGATCGCAAAGCCCAGAACCGGGTCGAAGATGCCATAGCGCAGGGCATTGGCGGTCCCGGCTTCGTTCACCTTCAGCAACATGGACTGTTTGCCGCGCATGTTGGCAATGACCGTGCTGTTGAGAACCAGTTGGCGGTCAGTGGTCGGAGCGCCGTTATCGTCCAGGATTTTTGCG